TAGCAAGCTTTATGCTTGTCGTTCATAATTTGCCCTTTCAAAAAAGAGGTATCTGCCGGCGGCGTCGCGCTGAAGCAGACTTGACTAGAAACACTGTACACGTCCGCCAATTCCGTGATTGGCAACTGGGACAACGCCTGGGTCTCACCGCCCAACATGGCGACGTGGCCGAAGCGACGATTGAGTCCCCCTCCATCCTTGGCAATCCCAGCCGATAGGCCGGTCAATTGCCGGGTGCGCATCTTCTCGATTATGGCTGGGTCAATGTCGATCAAATCGCACCGGGCCCAACCCGTTTTTTCCGGGTGTTCGCGCCAATTAACACCAGAACCATAGCTCGGAAGCTGCACACCAATGGCTTTTTGATAATCGTTCGGGTGGATTTCGAGCAGGCCGGGCTTTTGACTGCCAGATTCGATCATGCGGTTGGTGTTCGCGGAAATCTGCCGGATGTCTTCGTCGTTATAGGGTTCACCCTTGGCGGCATTGGGGTAGAAAACGTCAACGTCCTCGATAATGAACCGCCCGTTCGGCTGCTTCACCGCATCACGGACGTTTATTTTGTCCCGCACGTCCGCATGGAGTTGCCGCCAACCCTTGCTCGTGCGATGCCAGCCGGCGTGCTGAGTCATGCGAATGGCTCGGCGGTGGGCCTCATCATGGCTTGCGCCATTCTCGCGCTGATCGCCGTATTCCTGAGCGTACAAATCGACCAATTCTTTTGGCGCGCCAGCGAAGGCGGTAACAGAACCGGCGGGAGGCACAAGCGGCGTTCCGGCACTGACTGCATCCACAATGCTCTTGGTTGTGAAGTCGCTATGCGGGCCGACGGGATGCGTCGGGTGTTTTGCGTTGTGGATGCGCGCGGCCTTGGCTTCGGCATCCTTAACAGACAAGCCGTCCGCGATAAACTTCTTTTTCATGGCGAGATAATCAGCCGGCATTGTGAGAATCCTTGTTGTGAAGAAAAAAGTCAGCGCGGCAAGAATTGAACTTGCGGTCTCTTGGTCCCAGGCCAAGCGGATTACCAAACTTTCCTACGCGCTGTTTATGTTGGGCCGGCTTTGTTTCATGGGCAGAACCAACCCCGAAAGGTCGAAGCCGGGCGGAGTTCTCCTCCGCCACCATTCGCCAGCCCAAGGAGGGGATCGTTACTGAATTACCCGATATAGCCGATGCTCACACGGCTGGTTGACCGTCCACGCTTTTTCCGTGTGGCAGATCAGTAGCTTGTCATCCCATGCCGAAGTGGGATCGTTGATGCCTTCCATGCCGTCGATGTCCTCGATGAACACCGATGATCGGCTAACCTCGTAGTAGAATGGTGTGTGGCAATCCGCGCTCCGGGTGCGATGGCCCCAGCCGGTGATTGTCTCTCCCGTGCTGAGAGCCGCCGCACCGCCGCGCAACTGGCCGATGCTTTCGGAGTCGATTTCGCCGCCGAATAGTCGGCTGCAAGTCCCATCCTCCATCTTGACTTTCCAAACAACCGGCGGTGAAACCCGCTGGAGGATATGCAATCCATCGGCCCCGGGTTGAATCGGAACCAAATTCTTGCCGACAAACTTCGCGCCAGGAAACGAAAGATGGCTCCATTTCGCGTGCGAGAAGTTCATTGCCAGATAATCAAGTCCATTGCCATCCGGTTTTGTCAGACAGCCCAACCCGCATATTTTGTCGTCCCATCCAAACACCCGGCAATCGTCAGAGCGGCAAAAGAATTCGTCCTCGACAAGATTGAACTTCTCATCGAACGCCACGCGCCGCAAGTCCGTCTCTGTCTCGCGCCGCTCGGCGTTGTGTTCGCGGACACAACCCCCATACCCTCTTTCGGTTGGCAGCAACCCCATGAACACGCGCATCGGGTACTTGATGCCCGGCATGTTCGGGAAGGTATGCAGCAGTTCTAGTTTCATCTGGACAAACGCAGGCCATTCCCGGCTATTGCTCGATCAATCACCGCCTTTCGTTCTCCGCTCCGCGCCCGATTGATCGCCTCTGCCGCAGCCCGATCTTGCTGTATCTTCCGCTGCAACAGATAAATCCGCTTGGACTCGTCGAACGCGGCGAACGCCTCATCGGCCGTTTTCGCATTTTCGATGCGGAACTCGATGGCCTCCAAGCCCAGTCTGCCGAATTGATCCTTGGCCTCAATCGCGTCCTGGCCGACGAAGAAGGACGGGCGCTTGCCAGTGGCATCGCACCATTCGTTGATGATCCGCCCGCTGTCCTCATCCAGCCATGTTTCGCCACGGCGGCGGTGGCCGGTTTTATCTGGTTTGGTTTCGTTCATGCTGCTGCAACCCTTTCAATCCGCCTTGGTGGAACCCATAGTTTCGGCCCTTCCCAGCCAACGTCGGGGAACCGCCCGTTGTTCCAATTCGCCTCCGCCGCACTCGTCGGCCATCGCAGCGGAATCAGTACCGTTCCACTCTTGCTCATCCAGCCGCGCTGGATAGCCTGGAAACGAGCGATTTCCTTGCAGACGCAGCGGCAGGAAAATCCGCATGGCGGGCGGGCTTTCGGCCATCCCTCCCACGACCGCAACGCGAAGAACCCGTGCATCGCCGCATGGGTTGGCCGCACCCTCGCATCGTCCCGTGTCTGGTAATACGCGAACGGGAAGGCGTCGTTTATCAGCGGAGTCTCAAGCTGCACCTGCTCCGAAACGTGCGCCATTGACGAAATGTAAGACCGCTGCATCCGCTCCAGCCGCCAAGCCGGGATGTACGGTTCATTCTCGATCTTCCGCTTGCGGATAGCGCGTTGATGGGCCGCAAGGTAACGCTGCTCGTCCTCGATCATCCGCTGCGCCGATGCCTCAATCAGCGGGAAGGTGATCCGGCGCTGCTCGAATATCCAAAAATTCGCCGCGACGATTTCATCGAACGTGGCCGATTCCTCGCCGAGCAAAGCTGCCGAGGGAAGCCCAGCCCGGCGGCGCAGGGCGTTCGCCGACAACACGTCCGCCCAGCCTAGGACCGATTCAAACATGCCCCCAAACACGCCCCACAATTCGGCTGGGGCGAGGATGCCGGCAACCGCGATGGCGTTGACGATCTTGCCGTAGACCCAGGAGAGGCGACGCCATGCTTTTTTGTAGGGCTTGATTATCACGGATTAGGTTGTCGGTGCTGGCGTCACCGGGGCTTGCTGAATCTGGCTCGCCGAGATCGGTGGCTGATTCACCAGCGCCGCCTGCGCATTGATCGCCGCCACGCCAGCCGCGTCGATGATCGCCCCACCGACCGGGACTACCGGAGCGTTCGCCAACGCCTGATTTGCGGCGTTCACAATCGCCTCAACACCCGTTGCAACTTCCAACATAATCGCCTCAATTCTTTCGAGTAATTCGAGCAGCCTTGACCGCTCCTTGCCGTCCTTCGCCCGCGCGATCGACGCTCTAACCACAATGGTAAGCCGCCTCGCCTCGCGGATGTTTTCCTTCCAGTCGCTCACTTTGCCTCTAAGCACTTTTCCACCCAAACAAACCCACACCTCCCGCAAGTCCGGTGCAGATGTTCCCCGCCGATGCCGCGCTCGCACTTGCCAGCCGGAACTTCACCGCGTGAATTTTGCGGCGTTACCGAACCCGCGCAAAACGCGGTGGTCACAACGTCATGCCCGCACTTCGGACACTTCGAGGCGGGGCTAAACGGCTTGGCTTGGCACAGTGGGCAAACCGCAGCGAAATCCGTACCCCGATCCTCGAATATCCACCCCATCGGCGTACCCATCGCCACAAGGTGCGCCAGCTTGGTTTCGGCGGTCAGGCCCAACGAAACGTAATCAGGATCGAACAGCGAAGACCGGGCGCATTTGCTGCATTTTACTTCGATACCCGCTGGAATTTGGCCCGGCATGAGTTATATTTTACCAATGACCATCACATCTTCCAACGTACTGGAATTGTCGCTCCCGTCGCTTACCGGCAAACAGCTTGACGCCGCCCGCTGCATGATCGGAGATTTGAAACTTCGCATCAGGTTGCGGTATGCGGATGCGCTCCACAAGTATCTCCTCGCTGGCCAATGCACCACTGCCGCCGAATGCTTCGACGCGCTGCGACCGCTCAACTCTGCACTCAATGCGATCAATACCGAGGAGGAGGATAGGCGCAGGGGCATTTTCCGCCGTCAATAGCGCCCGTACCCGATGCCGTTCCCCGCCGCCGTCCGGCCCCGCCCGCTTCCGATTGGCGTTGACATCTGAGGTATGCCAGCCGTTTTTTCACCGTTTCCAGACCGTTTTTCCGGCGGTTGCCCGAATCCAGACGGCTTTGCCTTTTGCTTCGCGGCCTCCAGCGCCATCGCCTTGGCCTCGTCTGGATTCTGCGGCATCCGCGCCAAGCCCGGCATCCCCGGTATGTCCTGGTCGAATGGGTCCATCCCCTGCGAGCCGGGATTCGTGACGGTCTTCTCCCCCTCTTTCGGCTTCCGCAGCCCCAGCTTATCGTAAACCTCTTCCTCGGCGACTGGGACGAGCTTTGTGCCCAGTTCCAGTATCTCGCCCTCCTGCCGGCGGTCACGTTCTTCTTTCGCCTCCAACTTGAAAATCGGCATGTACTCAATCGGCAGGTTGGGAAACCGGCCCCAGACTATCGGCGGAATCAACTGCGCCTGAATCGTGCTGGCGATGTTCCTCGCATCCCACTTGAACCAGATTTGCGGGCCGCTGTCTTGGCGGGCAATATGCTCGCTGTACGCGCCTTGCTCGGACTTTTGCCCCTCCTCAGCACTGCCCAGCAGGATCGAATCTACACGGGGCTTTGTGTATTTGTCGCTGAAAGTCTGGAACGCGTCGTAACTCATCGTCGGTACGTTGCGATATTGCACCTTGAACAGACTGTCAATTTCGCCTTCGGTCGGTCCGGTCAGCCGCGGAATTGTCGCAATCGTTTCATGCCCTACCTGACTCACCAATGTCTTGAGTTTGCCGATGAACTCCGGCATGTTGTGCGGATAATAAATGTCGGTTGGCGGAAACCCGAACATCTCCAACCACTTCACGCGCATCCGCAACACGAAAATATCGAACGTTGTGACGTAGTACAGCGCGACATCTTCGCCACAGCCGAAGTACATATACCCCTCAAGCTGCGGGTCATCCCACGGCCCCGGCTCTTGACGGTGCATGTGATAGGTGAACTTGCCGCGCGGGAAATCATTCCGCACCTGGGACTGCGGGTTGGCCATGACGTAGCTGCCCCAGACCGGCTCGGTGCGGGTTCGCAGCGCGAGGTTGCCAAGCCGGTCGAACAGAAACCGGCTTTTGTCCACCGCCGAAAATTGGACGGGCCGCTCGATACCGTTGGCCTCGCGGTGCCACATCCATTCGTGCCCGCGCCCGCCATCCATCACCGCGCCCTGCATCTGCTGATATAGCAATTGGCGCTTGGGAATCTGCCGCCAGACCCAGCCAACGTAATCTGAGACCTGCTTAGCGACGTGGGAATCCGTCGCATCCGGGTTCGGCTCGATGCGGTCGGGAAAGCTGGCGACGGTCAACTCCCGCTTTCGCATCGCCGCCGCAACGTCCGGGTGCATCCGCAGCTTCATTCGGATATTCGGGTCGAGCCGCAACGCTTCGTCCGGGTCTGGAACGTCATTAATCCAAAACTCGTACAGTGTTTCCAGCGTCGAGACGCGCGAACCATCCTGCGCGCCAGCGAAAGGGCGATAGAGATTGCCCATCCCGCTATCGGCGGGGATGCGGTATCCGCCTCCTTCGGTCAGATAAGCGATGGTTTTTGCTGTAATCGCATCGGGCATTGTGGTCAATCAAATCGAAGGCGCTGATTCCCCGGTATCTCAAAGTCCCACGCCGCTGCCTGCGCTGGTGTTATCCGATTCCGCGACGAATAGAGCATGTATCGCAATGCGGAAATCGCGTGATTGTCCTTGTCAATCGGCTTTTCCTTGGCGTTTAGGTTGGCCGTCGAATCTGGATAACGGTAAAGCGGAATCTCCCTGAGAGTATTCACGCATCGAGCGGCAATATGCAGCTTTGGCCGTCCGCCTGGCCAGTCGGCATTTGACAGGTGCGGACGAGGGTTAAACATGCCCTGCACGCACTCGATGGACATCCGCAGGCTGTCATCGCCCTTGTCGGCCGGCAGGCTTGGCACGCCGTAACCCATGAACTCATTCGCGTCCGTTGGGTCGTGATCCGCCCATACCTGTTGGCATTCGCGGCCCCAGCGTTTGCAGCGGGCCTTAATCTCGTCGGCGTGCTGCTGCAAGCGCCGTCCGCCGCGCTCCAGGAAATTCCAGTAATATTCGTCGAAGATGTACCAGTCGTTGTCCAGGTGGGGGATTTTCACTCCCCACAGGAAAGCGAACGGGTTGGCACCGCCCCAGTCGATACCACCGAATACCTCGGCCCGCGCTGGTATTCGGCCATTAGGGAAGAAAAGCCGCGCCTCTTTTGCCTCATCAACAACGTGAATATCGCGGCTGAACGTCTGGAAGATGGACCCAACGTAACTGCCCCACTTGCCCAGGCGCCGCGTTTCCCGAACCTCTGGGGGCCACTCCTCGATCAAGGCGTCGATCTTCTCGTCCGCGATGAACCCGCCGCGGCTGATCCGGTTGTCATCCAGTGGGCATTCAAACACCGCATCGGATTCGCGCGGCTCGCCCGTTAGTCTCGCCTCCAGCCACGGCTGCGACTCAATCGGCGTCAACGCCGCCATAAAATCAAGCGGAGCGTCAGCACCGATTCGAGTCATTGCCTCGATGAACACGTCACGCGGAAACTGCTCGTCAAAGGCGATGTACCGCATGGCCGTCGCCTGAAAACTCTCTCGCCCCTGCTCATACGCCTTAAAGATGATGTGCGACCACCGCGCCGCATTCAGCTTGATGGAAACGCGCTCGGGAATATCCCGACCCTTGTTATGCCAAACGATCCGGCAATCCATGCCCTGCAACAACCGGCGAAGGTTCGGCCACAGCGTGTCCCCAACTTTATCCCAAGTCGTCGTTGCATACCACCCCTCATTCGGTGCGCGAATGTCGCCAAGCCGCCACGGATGCCATCCAGTCGCAAACCAGAAAACCTCCATCGCCAACGAAAACGATTTTGAGCTTCTATTGCCCCCACAAAGCCACCGTATCCGCTTGGGAGATTTATGAAACTGCCGCGCCGCCGGCACCGGGCGATAACCACCGCCAGACCAGCCAAGAACCTTCCGATACGTCTCACCCAACCAGCCGAGCCGCTTTTCGTCTTGGGCGTTTTCAACGTCCCATTCAAATTGCTCTTGAAAAGCCGGAAGATAATGACCCGTCTCGTCAATTTGACGATCTGGATTTGGCAAGAACGGCAGCCCTGGCGGCAATTCGTTGGCTAATAAAATCGGCAAGGTGTTTCACCTCTGGATCGGCACGAGAGATCGTCTGAATGTTTCCCTCAAACGAGAAGTTGTCGCGGTACTTCTGCGGGCGCAATCCCTTCAGCAGAAATATTAGGAGCGTATCGCTATACTCGTGCTCAAGATACGGCTTGCCCGTGTCCGGGTCCATGATCGGCTCCTTGCCGTTAAATTTCATCTTCCGCAGTCCGTCCCTTGCCCGTCGCCATGCCTCTTCTTCGAGCAGGTCTGCCGCCTCTTCCCCGGCATTGCCAAACGCCACCTCAAACTCTGGGTCTTTACGCCATCCGTAGACGGTATTTCGGCCAACTCCGGCATTTTCGGCCGCTCGCGTCACATTGCCGTTTTGTGAATAAGCGGCCAAGAATTTCCGCTGCTCTTTTTTGAATTGCTCGAGCGCGCACCCATCCGGCGATTTTTCTTTTTCCTCTCCGTTGCTATCTCCGTTACTGGACA